ACGTTGAAGACTTCATTCAGGCCGGGGACGAACCATTGATAGTCGAAGACAAGCTCACCTGGAAGCTCATAGGCGATATCAATGAATCTCTGCTTGATATCCTCGATCTCGTAGGGGGTAAGCTTGCGGCCCGCCTGCAATGTAAGGTCGGCGACCGCATTGAGGAATTTCTCCTTCTTCTCATAATCAATCGCCCCGGTGTAGAAGTAGTAGGGATCGCCCCAGAAGGCTCCCTTGATCTCAGCATCAATGGATTTGCGCAGATCGGCCTGGGCCATGACCAACTGATCTGCGGCCCACATCGCCCGCTCCGGCGTAACTGAACTCGGGTCGCGGTTTATCTGCTCTCCGATGGCCTCGGCATCCCGACGGGATAGCATGGCCCGAGCCATGAGAATGTCGGCCTCCTTTTTGTGGGCATCGTCCTGTGCAGTTCGGATACCCCATGCACCCATTCGGGTTCCAGGAGCGATCGTCGTCCCTATTGATTTCTTCTGAATTTCAGTAACCTCCTTCCACGATAGGTCTCCCCACATGGAAGGGTCGGGCCTTGCAATCGATCTCCAGATATCCCCAAGTCTATTCATGCTGACGAGTTCAGCATTGTATTTGTTCGCCACCTTCAGATCGCGCATCTGAGAGAAGGTCATCCACTTGAAGGGCCGTCCCTCCTTCGTCCACTCTTCCCACTCGCCGACCAACTCCAGCTTCCCCGAGTCCTTGCTATAGTCGAAGGAATGATATTGAAGATGGTAGCCGAGGACACGCCCGCTCTGGGGATCGACGGGCACGGCCCCGATCCTATCGAAGATTCCGAAGAGAGTATTGGCGATCTTACCTCCCATCCAATAGAGCCCGAACGTCCCCATGTCTTTGAGAGCCCCAATACCCTGAACAGCAAAGGGAGGGGTCATGACTAGAGCATTGACCCATTGGTTGCGCCGAGCCAAGTATCCAAGAGGCCCACCTTTCATTGGAAGGCCCCCAGTATTGATGGCATCCAAGAGCTTCGGGGCCGTAGGATGTTCTGTCCATGGGAGAATCGTGCCCGATTCATCCGTGACGTATGGAGAGTAGAAGGTACGGTTCGGTCGCTCTACTTTGGGCAGGACAATCTGCGGGCCTCCTCGCGGGCCGCGCTGAAACAAAGTAACCGCAGGACGCGGCGCACGTTCGGGCTCAGGAGCAATCCCCTTGGGGCCTCCAGTATAGATGATGGGTGCGTTGCGAGGCCCCAAGGAAATAGGCGTAATCGGGCCTGCTTCTTTCCGCTCACTAATCTCTTCGCGTCCAGCCCGAGGACGGATCAGAGCACGATTGGGCAGACCCACGCTACGAATAGGCGCAGGCCGCACCGTCGTGAGAGTTATCCGGGACGGAAGACTCAAGTGAGGCTGGACGAGCTTCTTGAAGTCTGAAGCCACCCAGAATTTGATTCGGTAGTTGCTTTTGAGAGCCATGTGTTACCCTTCGGAGCGGCTGACTCGCTTCCTTCGCGCGGGCGTACTCTTGGATGCCGGAGCCGGAGAATCCACAAGCTCCATGAGCGTGTCGTCCAAATCATCTGTCACGGCGACCACCCGACCGCCATGACTAAAGACGCTGACGATGCGACGACCCTCCGCCATGAATTGAAGCTGGGCCTCGATCTGGGCAAAGTTCCCGCCCTGAATCACTTCTACCTTGATAGTCATTGGTTCCTCCTAGAACCATTGCGTGTTTGGCGTTCCGAAGATAGTCTTGCCACCCTGCGTGCGCTGCGTGCGGTAGAGTCCACCCGCCGAGAAGAAGGGCTGCGCCAGCGCCCGCGCGATCGACCCGAAGGCCCCAAGCTGTTCACCCTCACCCTCCGAGAGCAGAGGATCAAGAGCAGAGAGAGCCTGGAGTTGCTGGCGACGTGTCTGAACATCCGATGCTCCGATCTGTCCGAAGTCGCGCAGAACCGATGCGATATCCTGTAGGTACTTGTACCCCGGCCCGTACTCCTTCGCTTCCTTTCCACTGGAAAGGATCATCTTCTGCATTGTCTCTAGCACCCGGCCCGCCCGCGCTGCCGACGTAAACTTGTTGCGTAGTTCAGTCGTCAGTTCGTTCGGCGGAGGAAGGAATTTCGTCGTCGTCGGGGAGTAACCCCCAAACGCATCCGCCATGCGCGAGACGTTCGATGCAACGGTGCGCTGATCCTCCTCCGAAAGGAAGGGGATCAGAGAGTTCATGAGCGAGATGTAGGACGACTCCGGAGTTACGGCAGAAGGCGTCAGACCCTTCCACCAGGACGGTGCGCCCTCGACCTTGTAGGTCTCTGTCCATGTAACGGGCGTCTCTCCACCACCACCGTCCCCTCCGCCACCGTCCCCACCATAATCCTGCTCGGGCTGTGGGATCAGCGACCAGTCCGTATACTTCTCGTAATACTTGCGCCGATCCGTCTCTGAGATTCCGAGGATTTCGGCTACGGCTGGAGGCAAGTAGTCTGGAAATTCTCCGGCCTGCAACGCGGCGATCTGCGCCGCCGCCTCGGGAGTCAGGTCTGTACCGAAGGGAGTCGTGTAGGCCCAGCCAGCAGGCCCCGACATATTCCGTTCGCGGATTGACAGATCACGGAAGCGCGGATCGCCCGCCCACCAACGCATCGGAGTCCTCGCCTGCTCCAACGCCTTCTTCTCTTGCGCCGCACGCTCCGCTGGGGTGTCACCAGCGTACTGACTATGTGCAGGAGGCGGAGGCAGATATTTCTTCGGCCATGCCGCAGCCAAAGCCGCCGATACAGGCATGTAGGCATTCTGCGGACGCCCGGTGGCCGTCCCCGACCCAAGAGTCTTCGGGAATGCCTTCGTCATCCCTACTGTGCTCGTAGGAAAGAAAGCGTGTGATGGACGACCCTGCGGCGTGGGAGGCGAAGTCGCCTTACGTCGGGCAGCTTCGTAAGCGTTGATAGATGTCTTCGGCCTGGGCGGAGGAGCCTTCGCCTTCGGCTTTGCCTTTGGCTTATATTTCAATGCCATGTCGTTTCGCCTCCATGACCTTGATGTATTCCTCAAGGGCATCCTGTCCGTACTTCTGACGGATTGCGTCGAACGCTCCTGGCGTCATCTGATTATAGAGCTTTAGGTCGGCATCAATGTCGCTACCGACAACCTTCTTCAGTTGCTTCGTTCCCTTCGCCACGGCTGACTTGAGTTGCTCGGAGTATTCTCCAAAGGTTCTCACTGCAAACCTCCCGTCAGCATTTGCGGATTAGGGGCCGCTCCCGTCTCTTCTGCCGACTGGCCTGGAGGCGCTTCGCCCGGAGCGATCTCTTCTCCCGTCGGGGATGCAAGACCCGTAAGCTGTTCAGGCGCATTGGGCTCAGGCGGTCGGCCCTGCTTCCCCTGAAGTAACTGTTGCTTCGCCTGCTCCAAGACAACCTTCGCGGCTTCATCTCCTCCGTCCGCGAGTTCCTTCAAGTGACCCATGATCGCGTACTGGATCATAAGCGGGCTGGTCTGAGCCATCTCCGCCAGCTTCATCTCACGATCCTCGTCCGGCTGCTCACGGCCCAGGTACTCTTCCATGATGACACGATCCGGAAGGATGCCCTTGACCTGCGTCGCCATCGCGTGCTTGCGAACCTGCTCGTTCGGGAATTCGGGCTTGACGATCGCCTTGACCGCGAACCCAGCCAGTTCATCTCCGAAGATTTGGGCCGAGAAGTCAGCGCCCCGGAAGCGCCCATGCGTCCTAACAATAGACCCTTCAGCGAAGTGGGATGTCAAGCGCAGCGCTTTCTTCGCCCAAGTTGTCCACATCAATTCGAGATGGGTGACGGGCTGCTCCAGACGAATGCGGTTCTGGTCTCCCAATTGCGAGAGTGCGTAGCCCGCGATCTGATTCGGGCCGGAGCCATACATGACATCTGAGAAGCCCGACTGCTGAACGCGCGACCGGAAGAAGTCCAAGTGCAACTGCACATCGGGCGGACTTCCGCGCCATTCAGGGAAGCCGATGTTCTCGTCCGGGTTTATCTGGATAGGTTCTCCGAATCCTGGATCGAGGTTGATCTTTCGGCCCGCCGCCGCCCGAATGACAAATGGCATTCCAGAGAAGACGTTGATCTGTCGGCTACGTCGGTTGATAGAGAACTCAACCTCCGAAATGGAAGTCTCCATCGGGCGCAGGATTCCATGACCCCAATACTCCGGCTTGCTCCCAATGGGCTTGAAGAATCCGATGGTGTAGGGCAGGTCGTATCCATCCATCTTGCGGACAGGGAAGATGAACTCATCCTCGAACAGACCTGCGTTCCAGACTTCAGGAACCCCACCAGGGTATTCCATCCACCACGCATCGATAAGGACACCCCTCGTCCCCGCCTTTGCCGTCATGTCCATTCCGACATACTTGTTCGGAAGAACGTGATAGGTCGTCTCAATTTCCAAGACGGACTTGAGTTCGGTGCGGAATTGCCACAACCATCGGCGATCCCCTCCCGGAATCAGCGTCATGAGCAAGGGATCAATGACCTGCACTCGGAGCGGAGGCTCCATGAAGGCCACGACACTCCTACTTCCTTCCTGAAGGTCGGGAACATCCACGGTCTCTCTGACCTGGCTGGCGATGTTCTGATCCCATGTCGTGTAGACGATACCACAGCCATCCCGGACGAAATTCAGAATGGTCTCATAGATGAGATCGCATTGCTCCCGCTCCATATTTACTTCGAGCACACCCGCCAGATATTTCTCGATGTGGCTGGCGTCCTTCTCTTCCGTCGAAGATGGCCTCCACCCATGAGCCTTCCAATCCAGTCGGTTGCCAAGCAAGATGCCGACCGCGAGATCGACCGTATTGGTCGGAGTCGGATCAGAGAAGCGCCGCTCCCCTGCCTTAGGCGCTTTCTGTCCGGAGTAGTGATCGAACTCGTACAGGTTTCGCCAGCGCACGATGTTCTCATGCCACTTCGAGCAGTCGTCTCTCGACTTGCGCCAGAACGCGAGAATCTCATCCTTCTGTTTCGTCGCTGCTGGAGTCGTGTCAGCCATATCAAGACCTCAGTTGGGGAGGAAGGAATTCGTCCCCCCGTTCAGTTACCCGACCCGACGCATCTGCGAAGGGCATGTCCACTCGAATCTCCGTAGCCGAATCGTACTGACGCTCTACAGCCCCATAGACAGACATCGCCAGGGCCACGGCTGCGTCAACATGGGCGGAGGTTACGTTCTTGACGATGCGGAAGCCCCGCCCCTTCGATTCGGCTACCGCATTCTGTAGATGGGCCTTGATCTCATCATCCGGATAGGCCCACAGGTTCTTGTAGCGCAGCAGGTCGAAGAGTTGCTGGGTCGCGGCCTGCATGTTGTTGACTGTCTGGGGATACTCCACCATCTTGTATCCCTTCTTCAGGATCGCCGTCATCGAGCGGTGGAAGTGGGCCGGGTCATACAGCGCCACATTCACGTTGAATGTCCGGAAGGCCCACAGCAGATATTTCTCGACCGTATCCTCCAGATCAAAAACCTCATCCTCACGCGGAGTCCAAATGTGATGGAAGAGCAGAATGCACTTCCCGACCATCGAGTCGTAGGTCGTCCCCATGACGGCTGATCCGTCATGCTTGGGCGCGACATCGACCGCAATCGAGACCGGGTAGTACCTGTAGGGATGTCCCTCCCAAATCTCCGCCGACTGATCGAAGTGCCGAGACGCCTCCGCCCACCACTCGTCCGGGATGAATGACTCGTGCGATGTCACCCATCGGTTCTCATGGAAGCGCAAGTAGGCTGCTGGCGTCATGCCCGGAGCGGATCGCTGCTCCTCATAGTATGGGCGTATCTGCCAGGGCATCCGGGGTTCATGATCCCAATAAACGAAGGTGCGTCCGTGACGCCAGCAGGGTAGGTCTTCGAGCCCCGGAACCTTCTCACCTTTTCCATCCTTGTGCTCCTCCGGGCCGACGTTCTCCTTGTAGATGTCCCAGAGAAGCTTCGACTCATTGATGAAGCCCGCGTAGGTCACAATGACCCTGAGCGAGTTTCGGACTGTGGGGATGGGCGTCATCTCGTCCCACATCTTGCGCGAGAGATCAGACTGGTAGGCCCATAGTTCATCCCACAGCGTTACAGCACGGCGCGATCCTGACGCCGATCGGTGCTCCTTCGCAAGAACCTGAACGAAGGTATCGTTGGGCCATTCGACTCGCAGGGCCAATCGACGGATATCGTGACGCTCAAGCTTCGCGGCGTGGTACGATATGTCACCAAATACGCGACATCTTGCTTGCTCCTCATCGTTCGCGATGGCATAGATTTCCGATCCCTCATCGAACTCCTCCGCTGCCCAGGTTCCAACCGCCGCTGCCAAGGTCGTCTTGCCCGACTTCATCGGACAGGAGTAGACGATTGTCGTATAGGGTAAGACGTTGTTCTCATCCGGAGTCAAGCAGTGTGCAAGAATTCTCTCCTGATGGGGGGCCAAGACCAACTTGCCCGGCCCCGAGAGTTCGCCCTTCTTCCAGTCCCAATTCTGCCGTACATAGAACGGACGGGTCTTGAGCCACGCGACAAAGGGCTTCATTTGCCCCCGGTCTCAATCTTCGTAGATAGGCGTCTAGTAGAATGCACTCCTGACACATGGCTAGTCATCGTCTCACGGAAGGTCTTCAGCGGAGTCTGAGTCCATACCGAATACATAGTCCTCAGTTTCTTCGCGATGTTGAACCTGGCATGCTTGGGAGATGGGAGCTTCGGATAGAAGGGAGGCGTTGGCATGGATTTCCTACCCCGACGGAGTAATGACCGGAGGCTTGTTCTTCCTCCAATCACGCACCGACGCGATGTAATCGTGCATCTGGCGTAGCTGTAGCGGAGTCAAGATGCTCTTCAATCGCTGAAATTCCGGCTTGGCGAGAGCGGGACTTTGCCTTCGCAGAGCCTTGAGACGCTGTAGGTCTTCCTTCATGAATTGCAGGGCCGAGGGGAGCGGGGGGTAGGGCATGGACTTTTCTCCTCATTACATCTTCTCAGATTTCCGAATCGTCCAACGAAAAGGAAATCCCCCATAGTTGTATACAGGGGCCAGTTCTTTCTTTCTCCTGAAGAACTTATCTACCTCCAATACCTTCCGTCGAGGAGGCGGGCCGATCGGCGTCGGCCCCCACTTATTGAATTTGAAATGCAGATGTTTCGGGCTCGGGGGCGGCATAGTTCTCCTTCTCACCAGGAGAGATCAGAAACTACTTCTCCTTCTCAGGAGGAGCATTGGCATAGAGAGCCTTCTGCTGTTCGCGGGCTTTCTTCTTGGAGGCGTGAATGCCGTAGACCTTCCCGGTATCCGGGTTGACCACAGCGAACTTGTTGCCCCGCTGCTGAACGACATAAGGCATCTAGCTCTCCCCAAGTTCTCGTTTTATCCGTGCAATGATGGACTTGGCTTTGGCCCGTGTCGCCAAGTCAGCAGACGCATTTGCTAGGGGGAGAAGCTTTCCTACCACAAGCTTTCGATCCCTACGCGCAGCCTCAACTAGCTTGCCCCCATCCGGCCAGCCCAGGCGCTTGAGGGAGCCCTCCTTGGCTTCGTCGAAGGCCCGACTTGCCCACTTCCTTGCCATGTAAACCTCCGTTCCCGTTACTTACATTGTACGGCCATTCTAGCTTCCAATGCAAGTAGGCCCAAAAAGGGCATCCCCCACACGATGCGGGGGATGCCTGGGCCAGGGAATAGGATTTCCGAACGACAGCCACGCCCTAGAAGATTCCTGTCAAGAGAGGAAAAGTCGGGTTGATCGCGGGTTTGATGCAGCCCTATCCTTTGTCCTCTGAGCGTTTGGGAAGAAGATCGTTGACCCCTGAGCGATGAACTTCTTCGCCATGGGCGCTACTAGGTCACACAAGGCGACAAAGCAGCAGTAGGGATAACCATCCCAAAGTGTAGTTGTACCTTATCGCGGGTACGGGCGTCTTGACTTCTCTCCTATCGTCGCCGAAAATCCTCTACGCCATTATACGCTGATCTGGGTCGTCGCATTCTTCAGCGATAGCAGGCCGTCCAAAAGACCCAGCGTTTCCTCCAGAGCCTCACGCTCTTCGGCCAGCTTCTTCTCGTCAATGTTGACGATGACATCGCTCGGCTTGGACTCCCCGATCTGGGCCGACGCCTGAGCAACCGCGAAGCCCTTGGACTTCGCCTCCGCGCGGATCAGGTTCAGACGCTTGACCAATCCCTCCAGGAATCCCTGGTAGACCGGAGCGACCTCACGCCGCCACGTCAGCCACTCCGCGATAGTGCGGGTCGTCCCCCTGATATCCAGCATCACGTCAGCGTTCGCGGACTGGATCGCCTGACGCAGAAGAATCTTGCGCTCGAACAGATCACCAAGCGCCTGCCGCTCTTTCTTCAGGACACTGGCCGAGCCCCCATCCTTCTCCATCGGGTCTTTCAGAGCTTCCTGCCGCGCGATGTAGAGATTGATGAACTCGATCTTCTTGACGATCCGCGCGTCGATCGTCTTGAACTCTGCGAGTGCTTCGGTAATCGTTGTCTTAGCCATGAAGGGCCTCCTTGGGCCTAGATGTCGAGCGTGCCGATGATCTCGCTGGCACAGCGTTTGGCGTCCTTGACTTGCAAGAGAAGCTGGCGAAGCAACTCCCGCACAGGAGATAGGGGAGGTCGGGGAGGAGTCGGGCTCTCTTTTGGACTATCGGTAATCGGCCCATGAAAAGAGACCGGACTGAGTTTCCTGGCGAGGTCTCCAAGTTGGGACT